CTGGTCAAACTCATAAACTAGCAAGTGATACAGCGATTGTAGATTGGACAAATCTTTCTTGGCAGACTGCTACACTTACAGCTCGTGGTGCATTAATTTATAATAACTCTTCAGGTAAAAAATCAGTTTGTGTTTTAGATTTTGGTGGAGATAAAACTGCTACAGCTGGAACTTTTACAATTCAATTTCCAAATTTCACAGATACATTAGCTATCCTACGAATAGCATAGGGAGGCACTCCTTATGGCTAAAACCTGGGGCTCACTAACATGGGGAGAAGGGCTATGGGGCGATCAAACGTCCACAACTGTTTCTCTTACGGGTGTTAGTACTACTACTACAGTCGGAGATCCATTATCATATAACAATGAAGGTTGGGGTCGTTATCTTTGGGGAGAAAGAGATTGGGGTAGTGATGTTGAAACTGAAACTATTTCTCTTACAGGACTTTCTTTATCCACTTCACTTGGAGAACCACTTTCCTATAACGAAACAGGATGGGGTCGTTATCTTTGGGGTGAAGAAGATTGGGGACAAGACGGTGCAAGTGCAAATGTTGCTCCAACAGGTGTTGCGGCAACTACTGCAGTAGGAAACGAATCAGCTTTTAATTTAGAGGGATGGGGTAGAGATACTTGGGGATCTCAAGTATGGGGTGGCACTGACGCTGCTCATACTACTCTTACAGGTATTGCCACAACCACTTCTGTTGGCTCTCTAGGTGTAGAACTTCTTACAAATGTTGCAGTCACAGGAGTAGGTTTAACTTCTTCGACTGGGACTTCTACAGTTACTGCAGATGCAAATATTTCTCCAACAGGATTACAACTTAATTGGACTGTTGGTCCAATTGGAGTTTCAACTAGAAAAGATGTTGAAGTTCCTATCGGTGTGGAAGCTGTAACTTCTATTGGTAGTAATGCTGTTGTAGCAGAGGCAATAGTTTCTCCAACAGGTTTAGGTTTAACCTCAAGTATAGGTATTCCTTTAATGATAGGTGGAATAGGAGTAGGAGTAACAGGGCTTCCTCTTACTTCTGCCGTAGGTAGTCCAAAAGAAATTAATGCCGATGCGAATGTCACTCCTTTAGCAGCTACAGGTTCAATTGTAACTGGAAACGAAGAGACCACAGCGGGTGCTCATGTTTTCCCAACAGGAGTAGGTTTAACTGGTTCTACTGGTATTTTAAGGCAAGAATCAGGGTATCCAGTTGTAGGTCAATCTTTAACAAGTTCACTAGGTACTTTAGTTCCTAATGCTGGTGCTCATGTATTTCCAACAGGAGTTTCAGTTACTATTAATCCTGGTACCCCTACAGTATTTGCATATAATGTAGTTGACACTGGAACGCCGGTATCATATAGTGAAACGTCTACAGGGACAGCTGTAACTTATACGGAAGTAGAGGCAGCTTAGGAGAAAATATATGGCATCAAATTATAACTCACTCGGTTTTAATCTTATGACTACTGGTGAAAACGCCGGTACATGGGGTGATAATACTAATCTTAATTTAAATTATCTTAGAGATATGTTTGGTTATACCACTGTCGCAATGACAGGGGATCAAACCTTACTTATACCTGATAATGATACTACTGCACCTAATGGTAGATGTTTTATTATAGAGCTTACTGGCGCTACAGGATCAGCTCATAGAGTTTTAGATATTGCAGCAACGGCTGGATCAGGATCATCTCCTGGAGGTACAGCAGCTATTTTAAAACCATTTTTAATAATGGACAAAACGACTCGTACTGCTTCTTATAATATTACATTTAAAGTTACTGGTCAAACTGGAGTGGTTATACCACCAAATAGTAATGTTTTATGTTACCATAATGGTACAGATATTATCTCTTCTGGCTTGGTTAGTACTAAAGGATCAGCTGCAACTTTAGGCGCTCAACCAGCTTATGGTTTACCATCAGCTGATGGAACATCTGGACAAGCATTAATTACTGATGGTTCAGGAGCCGTGACTTTTGGAGCAGCAGGAATATCAACAGGAAAAGCTATTGCAATGGCAATGATTTTCGGATAATAACAATAAAGGAATTAAATTATGGCAAACCCAAATATAGTAGACGTTGCAACAATTGAAGGCGGGTCGTTAGGTTGGAACCTAACCGACAGTTTAGCTAATCTTGTTACTGTTGCAACTGATTACATTTTAAAAATTAATAGAATAGTAGCAACTAATGTCGATGGCGGAAGTGCCATGGATTTAGATGTAGCAGTTACTTTGGATGGTACTAATGCCACTACAATGACAGGAGTCACTGTAACAGGTGGTGATACAACAATGTATTTAGCTTCAACAATTTCTATTCCAGCTGACGCTTCGTTAGTTGTTTTAGACACTCCAATTTATTTAAGAGCTGCAGATATTCTAAAAGCTAAAGGAAGCACAACTGCAAAAATCGATTTATTTATTTCATTTGAAGTATTAATAGATTAGGAGGTTTATATTATGGCTGGAAATGGCGGAATAATTGGACCTACCAACGATCCCTTTTTTGGGGATCTAGTAACTCAATTCACTGCACCTGGAACTTTTACTGCAACCCTTCCTCAAGGGGATGTTTTAGTTGTTGCTGGTGGAGCAGGTTCAGGAAATTGTGGATCAGGGGCAGGTGGAGCTATTTTTACACCAGCACACCCTTTACCCGGTAGTGCTGTTCCTGTAACAATTGGAGCTGGTGGAGTTGGAGTTCTTAATAGTTCTGATGGAAATGGTTCTCCTTCAACATTTGGTGCTGCTAGTCCTATAACTACTACTGGAGGTGGAAATGGGTCAAGCTGGGGATATGCTGGTCATGCTGGAGGTTCCGGAGGAGGTGGTGGATATACGGACTCTGGAGCTGGTCATCCTGGAGGAGCTGGTACAGCTGGTCAAGGTAATGCTGGAGGAGCTGGATTTAGACCTGCCCCTCAATTTGGTTGTAGGGGAGCAGGAGGAGGAAAAGGAGCAGTAGGTCAAAGTGCTAGTCCTACTCAATCAGGAGCTGGAGCAGTTGGTGTAGATTATGGACCAACTTTTGGATCACAATATGGAGATGCAGGTTATTTTGCAGGAGGCGGTTCTGCAGCAGCAGCTGGTTTAGCTGATGGAGATCCTGCAGGTTTAGGAGGAGGCGGTTCTGTTGGACTATTCCCAGTAGCAAATGGACAAGATAATACTGGAGGAGGAGCTGGAAATGTTGAAGGCGAACCCACATCACCAGGACAAATAGGAACTGGTGGATCTGGAGCAGTTCTTATTAATGAAAGTGGAATAGCTAGGGGTTCAGGTATTTGGACTGTGGAAGAAGTTTATACTTTTGTAAAAGCAGGAAATTGGAGTTAATTATGGCACACTTTGCAAAATTAGATGAAAATAATATAGTTACACAAGTTATTACTTTTTCTAATGATGAAGTAAATGCTAATGGCGGAGATTTATCTATTGAAGCTGAAAACTTTGTTGCAGCTAGACATCCAGGAACTTGGAAACAAACTTCTTATAATAATAATTTTAGAAAAAGATATGCGGGTATTAATTTTACTTATGATCCTGCTAATGATGTATTTATACCACCTAAATCTTTTGCTTCTTGGGTTTACAATTCTACAGAATTTCATTATGAAGCCCCTGTAGAGGAACCTACAAAAGAACAATGTAATTATACTTATAATAATGAGCCTTTCAAATATATATGGGCAAAGTGGGATGAAGACCTGCAAAAATGGACATCACTTCATGGTGATGATTCAGTGTATCAGTGGGATGGAACATCGTGGTCTCCGACTAATTAAGCAACTTAATTAAAAACTATATCTTTTCAATAATATATTATATATAAGTTATTGAAAGTAGATTAAGTGAATTTTAAAAATATATTCTGGTATTTTGATAAAGCTTTACCAAGTAAGCTTTGTGATGACATTATAAAACATGGTAATTCAAAAAAAGAAGAACTTGCCTTAACGGGAGCTCAAGGTGAGAAAAAAGAAAATCAATTAACTGAAAAAGAACTAATGGATCTTAAAAAGAAAAGAGATTCAAATATTGTTTGGTTAAATGATCACTGGATTTATAAAGAAATACACCCTTATGTTCAACAAGCTAATAAATCGGCCGGATGGAACTTTGAATGGGATTGGTCGGAATCATGTCAATTTACTAAATACAAATTAAATCAACACTATGGTTGGCATCAAGATGCGGGCACTGAACCTTACGAAGAAAAAGCAGGGAGTAATTTTACAGGTAAACTTAGAAAGTTATCTGTTGCCATTAATTTATCGGATGAAACAGAGTACGAAGGGGGAGATTTAGAATTTGATTCTAGCACTCCAGAAAAAATAAAAAATATTATCACCCCTAATAATGGAAAATCAAAAGGAACAGTAGTTGTGTTCCCCTCTTCTGTATGGCATAGGGTTAAACCTGTGACAAAAGGAACAAAATATAGCTTAGTTATTTGGTGTTGTGGAAAACCTTTTAAATAATGAAAACTTTAATTATAGATAATTGGTTAAATAAAGATTTAGTTAATTATTTAGAAAATTATTTTTTATACAATTTTCCGCACCATTATGGTCATAAATCTAATGAGGACGAGACAGAAAAATGTTTCTATAGTACTGAATTAAATGCAAGCGATGCATTAAATAATTATTTGTTTGTTAAATTAAAAAAGACTTTAAATCTTAATTTAAAACTAAAAAGAATGTATATTAATATACAACATGAAAATATGAACGGGTCTTTTCACACGGATGATGGAGACTTAACTTGTCTTTATATGGTAACTAAATCTTTAAAAGACTGCGGTTATCTTGAGATTAAAGATGAACAGAAAATAGATTTTATTCAAAATAGATTAGTGGCTTTTGATGCTCCCAAAAAACATATGGGTCATGCTCCTGATAAAGGAAATATTAGAATAGCACTAGCATTTAAAACTAATGCTTTTTAAAAATTATAAAATTGATGATATTACTTATATAGAAAATTTAAAAAAAGAAGTTAAAAAAAATGTTAACTCTTATTTTTCTTATAAAACAAATGTTAAAGGTAAAATGACAGATTGGTCATATTTTAGTAATAAAAATAATATTTTTAAAAAAGTAGAAGATTTATTATTTGAATATAAAATTTATCAAGCATGGGGAACTATATTAAATAAAGAAGATTATGTAGTAGAACATGACCACACCTGTACTAACTTAACAAATTTTTATATTAATATAAGTGGTGTTATATATTTAACTGATGTAGGTCCTGGAACTTATTTTAAAGAATTTAATAAAACAATTAAACCTGAAATAGGAAAGATAATAATTTTTAATTCGGAATATAGACATGCAGTAGAGAAATATGATAAAAATGAGGATAGAATAACAATAGGATTTAATGGAAGAAGAAAAGAAGCATATGAGTTTTAAAGATAAGAAATATATAATAATTAGATCAGCAATATCAAAAGAATTAACTGATTTTGTTTATAGTTATTTCTGTATGAAAAGAAAAGTTACAAGGTATTTATTTGATACTAATTATTTTTCCCCTTACAGGTCCGAATTTGGAACATGGACTGACGCTCAGATACCTAATACTTATTCTCATTATGCAGATATTGCTATGGAAACTTTGTTAGAAAAACTTCTACCTTTAATGAAAAAAGAAACAGAACTTAATTTAATACCAACGTATTCATATGCACGAATATATAAAAAAGGAGATGTTCTTAAAAGACATAAAGATAGATTTAGTTGTGAAATATCTACTACTTTAAATTTAGGAGGAGACCCTTGGTCGGTATACTTAGAACCTAATAAAAATGTAGGTGTACCTGGCGAAAATGGATTTACTGCTACAAGTGATAATCTAGGGATTAAAGTAGAATTAAATTCGGGAGATATGTTAGTTTATTCTGGTTGTATATTAGAGCATTGGAGAGAACCATTTGAAGGTGAAAATTGTGCTCAGGTTTTTCTACATTATAATAATGCAGATACTCAAGGAGATAAATGGAAGTATGACCAGAGACCTTTTTTAGGTTTACCAGCTGATGTTAAAAATGAAAATAAATAATTTATTTCGATAATTTTCGCTTAAACCAAGCTGTCTTTTTTGATAAAAGACAGCTTTAAATCTATTGATTATAGGGTAAAGGTAGTATATTTTACTTTAGGAGAGTTATATGCTTCACAAAATTACACTACAACCGGGCTTAGATAAACAGTCCTCAGATACAGGAGCCGAAGGAAAATGGGTTAATGCTGATTAT